ATGAATGTGTCCATGAGTACACGTATCAAAAAGACGTTAAAGCATAAGCTGGCCGCTCTTGTGCCTGCGTGGGAAGGCCGTGTGCAGGATGTTCCTGCTTCAGGAGAAGTACTTTCAGGTCCATGCGCTGTGCTTGCTTTTGCAGAAGAAGTGCCAAAGTCGGCCTGGGCAGGGTATCGCCGAATCATCAAAATTTCGCCATATGCCCGATCAGAGGACGGTGGAGCAGAACAGGTGGAGGTCTGGTCGGCAGAGCTGATCACAGATCTGCATCAGATACGGCTGGAGGATGGGGAAGGCGGGGCCTTTACTTGCATCTATCTGGGTTCCACGGACAGTGAGCGCAGGGATGCTGAATCGGGGCTGGTTACGCGCAGCTTGCGTTTTGGCGTGTATGTTCCCGAACCTCAACGTACTGAACATGCTGATGCTGCGGGAGAACCTTGGCTTGCGGCCCTGAAAGACTGGACAGCAAACGAGCTAGGCCCAGACTGGTCTGTGTACACGGAGCGCTGGCCTGGGGGATACCAGATGCCATCCGTGTTATGGCGTTTGACAGGGGTCAGTACAGCGGCTGTAGGAACCTCGGCGCTTGAGGTACGCAAACAGTGGTTAGGCCATGTGCTGACAAGCGACACAGGTCTGACAGATCAGACGGTTGGTCATTTAGTTGAGCAGTTGGCACTTCAATCACGGATAGCATTCCATCCAAGGGATGTTCAAAGCAATGAAGCTAACGAAAGCGTTGAAGGAAATCCCCGTTATTTAACGGTAGATGAGGTGACAGCAGATATGCAGGCGGATGCATATTTAAACGGGCAGCTTCGTCTGACGTTGTCACAGCGGATACGTCGTCCGATGCCAACTGCACCGCTCATGCGGGAGATTCACCATAGCAAAGGGATACAGTAAGTGTAAGTCGAGAGGGGCCGCTATATGAGCTGTGAGTGGCTTCAGATTTTTTTTATCAGTAATTTCATAGATTTTAGGATCAAAAATTCATAGGTCAATACCATATAATTTGAACTTTTCATTTACACAGAAACGGAGAGGACGGAAAAAAACTGAAAAAGCGAAGCGCTCGCCTGAAAGCTTTCTGCAAGAAAGCTACATCGGAAGCAAACGCTTATCACCGGATTTTTTCCTTTGGAAAAGGAAACCCAGAAAATCTGGGGATAACAGCGATTGAAAGGTTATTCCGTCATCGGAGTGTTCCGTGTAAATCTTTTTATTTCAATTATATATAGTGTGTCTTTGAAGTTAACCAACGAGGTGAGAAACAGATGCCAGGCTCGGTGAAAAAAAAGCAGCCGGTTCCCCCGCAATATACGGGGGCTGAACTGATGAATCATTCGGAAGCCCTCTTTGCCGTCAAGGCAGAGGTGCTGGCTGGTGCGCTGCACGAAGCGGCGCAGCAGTCGTTTTCCATTGCAGAAGCACAGACAAGAATCAACCAATTTTTGAAAGCGAAGGTGAAGGAATAATGGCAGGTGGAACTTGGGAGCAAACGAATCGTCCGGTACTTCCGGGCTTGTATATGAATTTTCAGGCGGCAGCTTCGTCGGCTATTCAGGCGGGAAGTCGCGGCACGGTTGTAGTGCCGGTGAAGGCAAACTGGGGCCCGGTGGGCACATTTGTAGAAGTAGGCAGTGAAGTGGCGATTGAGCGCACGTTTGCGGCTAATGCGCTGGATAATGGTACGGCGTATACGTCGCTCAAGCTGGCTTTGCTGGGTGGACCGAAGAAGCTGCTCGCTTATCGGGTGGCAAGTTCTTCTGCCAAAGCTGCAACGTTGACGCTGAAGGATAGCGGCGGTGCAGATGTGCTGCAGCTCGATGCAAAGTACCCGGGCGACCGTGCGAACGGATTCTATGTGACGATTCAGCCGGGCGTGACCGATAACACGAAGTTTGAAGTACGTCTGTTCGAAGGCAATCGCATGTTGTATGCGCTCCAGACAGCAGATGTTACGGCAGCGGCTGTTGCCAAAGAGATGAATGCGGATGAGCAAAATCTCTGGATCACCGCGCAGGCCATTGGAGACGGTACAGGCGAAGTGGCTAATGTATCAGGTGCAGCTTTCAAAGGTGGTGTAAGCGGGAACGATGAACTGACCAATGCGGAATATATTGCTCTGCAAGGCGCGCTCGAAGGGGAGCAGTTCGATGTGCTGGCCCTGGATCATGCGGCGGATGCAGCGCTGCTTGCCAGCTTTGCGGCTTGGGTGAAACGGGTACGTAATGAAGGCAAGCCCGTGATGGCGGTCTTCGGTGGCTCCACAGCGGACGATACTTCCGCTACGGCAGCACAGAAAGCGGCAGCACGTTCACTTACGCTGAATCATGAAGGTGTGATTAATGTCGGCACAGGCGTACGCTTGGGCGATGCTTTTTACAGTTCTGCACAGACCTCTGCCTATGTTGCGGGTCTTATTGCCGGACAGCGTTTGAATGAATCCACGACATATGCGGCAACACCGTTCGATGATGTCACACGCCGCTGGACGCGTGCGGAACAGGAGCAAGCCGTGCAGAACGGCGTATTTATTTTCTTCCACGACGGTCGCCGGGTCAAAGCACTTCGCGGTGTAAACACACTGGTTACGCCTGCCGCCGGACAGAACAATGCATGGAAAAAAATTCGTTCCATCCGCGTCATGGACGCGATCAACACGGATCTGCAGCGCTCCGCAGAGGATACGTACATCGGGAAAGTGAACAACACGGAGGAAGGTCGTCAGGCACTGATTGGTGCGATGAAGGCCTATTTGGCGCTGCTGGCACAGAGCAATGTGATTGAAGCCGAAGGCTATGACGTTGTTCTGGACCCTGCATACTACGGCGCAGCACCTGTGCTGAAGCCGGAAGCGGATCAGGTATTTCTGCAATGGAATGTGAAGCTGACGGATGTGATGGAGCAGCTGTTTGGTACATTTTACGTTCAATAAGGAAATGACCTGGAAGCAGAAGCAGGAGAGTAGATTCAGATTTATAAAATGAAATATCTCATGTTGAGCGCTTGTGCTCAATCATCATAAGGAGGAAATATACATGTTGGACGCATCAAGAGTCATTCTCGGTACCCACGGTCAGCTGCATATCGACGGAGTGTGGCAGACAAATATTAACAAGCTGGAGGCCAGCGTTGAGATTGAAAAGCGCGAGCTGAATCTGGTCGGCAACGACTGGAAGGTTCACAAAAACGGTGCCAAAAAAGGCACAGGCACAATGACCGGTTACAAGGTGACTTCCGATATGATCCAGCGCGGATTCACCAAGTTTCAGATCATCTCCAAGCTGGACGACCCGGAATCATACGGACATGAAAGTGTGCTGCTGAAGGGCTGTATGGTGGATAAAATTCAGCTGGCAAACTGGACGGCTGGCGAGGAAGTGCCTGAGGAGACAGGGTTTACGTTTGAAGGCTTTGAATTGCTGAATCCGATTGTGGCGAATTAAGTGTTGTGAACCGTTTCTGAGCTTGTTGACAGCAAGCAAGGACATTGAAGCAGACCGAGAACTTCTCGGTCTTTTTGGTGTCTGGAGATTGTATTGAGGGATAACCGAGGAAATACGGGAAACGCAGAAAATGCGGAAGTAGATTACAGAAGAAAATACACGGAAAACCAAAGGAGATTACGACCGATGAGTATGAACGAAAATATGTCCGAGGAACAGATTCTGGATCAATTGTTTGAAGCGGCAGAACGCCTGCCGGAAGAAAATGTGCGCATTCAGCGACTGGACCTGCTGCTTACGCTGCGTGGGCTCACATCCTCCAAAGTCGATCAGATTCGCGAGCGCTGTACGATTCGCAAGACCACAAAGGGCCGCACTGAGGAAAAGGTGGATACCGAAACGTTTAATGCACTCCTGATCTCCGAGGCAACGGTAAAAATGAATGTCCGCGGACTGGAGCTGTCCGGCTGGGGAGACAGCCGCATCACGGGCCGGATGAAGCTGTCGGGTGGAGAGCAGGCGGTTCGCCGTATGCTTCTGGCGGGTGAACTGGATGCTGTGGGCGATAAAGTGCTGGAGCTGTCCGGCTTCGGTGTGGAGATTGAAGACCTAAAAAACTGATTCACTCCGGCGGGATGACCACGTTCCTGTACCACATGTGGGTGCGTCATCATCTTCGTCCCGGAGAGTTCTGGTCTTTGCCGCGAGGGGAACGCTCGCTGCTGCTTGCTTTTTCGGAAGAGGAGATGGCAGCGCTAAGCGCCCAGATGAATCGTTAATTCAAACAGGCAGGAGGTGAATAACATGGCAGAAATGATTATCGGTTTATCCCAATCGAACACACAAATGAAGACAACCCTTCGTTATCTGGATCAGATTCAGCGCTCTACGGATCGTTTAAACCGGGTTCGTTATCAGGGCCTCATCAAAGTGAATAATGAGCTGAGAACAACCGGGCGTAGATTGGAAAATATCTATAGCACCGCTGTAAGATTGAGCCGTTTGCGCATCACACCGAGAATCGGACTGGATGACCAGCTAAGCCCGGCACTGGATCGTGCGTTGATTAAACTGAACAGCTTCCGCAATCAGTTAGTGAAGGCTTCAGGAACGGTATCGGTGGAGGTAAAGCAGAAGGTTGAAGTGGCGATGGGGAAAATTGTTCAGCCCGCCAGCGGTCCTTCGCTATCTTTAAATATTGGTAACAACAACAACACAGTGAAGAATGTAGCGAAGGAAGAAGATAAAAGTTGGTGGGAGAAAATAAATGATGGTATTGAATTTGCAAATAATATTAATGATCTTATTGATAACATTTCAGGAAAAGGTAAAAAAATTAAAGATATTTTTAGTAAGAAAAAAGACGGTAACCCGAGTACCCCAACCTCAAGCCCCCCATCCCAATGTTGCTGCTGCTCTGGTGGAAGCCTGGTGGGAAGACTCTCCAGAGGAGGAACTAAAGGTGGCAAAAACAAAAATGCAGGCAGTGGGAATGTTAAGAAGGTAGCAGATTCAGAAAACGGGAAAAAAGGAACGTTTAAAAGTGGCTCGAGATCTTATCAAGATAAAGTAACTGGCAAGCTAAATCCAGCAGTTTCTGAACCATCAAAGAAGATTATCACTGATTTCTCTAACGCAGAAGAAAAGAAATTGAAGATGGATTTCGATACAAAAATAAACCGGAATAAGCTTGGCTTTGCCTCCGCATCACCGATGGGCATGTCCAACCTTTTCTCAGGTGATGGACTGATGGGTAAAATAGGCGGTGGCTTTGCCAAAGGGGCAAAAAGGTTGCTTGGTCCGATCAGCATGCTGGCGGATGTGGCTAACATCGCAAGTGCACCTCCAGAGGAAAGAGGTCGGGCAGTCGGCTCTATGATTGGTGGAACAGCAGGCACGGCGATTGGCAGCGCACTCGGAACGCTGATCTCTCCGGTCATTGGCACATACGTAGGCGGAGCCGTTGGGGGCTGGTTGGGAAGCGAAGCGGGTGGCTGGATTGGAAGTAAGTCCGAGGCGATTGGAAACTTTTTCTCACAAGCGTCAGAGGGAGCAAGCAAGGTGTTCACTGGAGCTGTTGATTTTGTCTCTGAGAAAACAAAGAGTCTCACCGAGGGCATTTCCAATTTCTTCGGTTTTGGTTCGAAAAAAGAAGAACAGACCACTCCGGCTGCAACAGTTGCTTCCTCGCCTTCCGTACCCGCAGCACCGCAGATGCCACCGTCATATAGACCAGCAGCTCTGTCGATTACCGGGCCCGAAGCTTATATGAACAATCGGTTGGGCTCATCGACTTCAGCGGGTCTTACTGGCACAAGTATGATGCAATCCCAAGCTATGGCGCTGAATAACAACGCCCAGTCCAATGGCAAAGCATCTCCGATGACGGTGCATATTTCGGAAGAGCAG